CAAAAGGAGGTGCAAGATGAGTGAATCAAAACAAGAAGGGTCTCAAAGTGCAGGAACACTTGAGACCCAGCCAACGTTAAACGGATATGAGACTAAGAATAGCAAACGAAACCATATCCGTCAAGACAGATTTGTAAGAATGGAGAGGATACTGGACAAGATAGACAGGAAATTAAATCCAATCGAGGCGCGGATGATAAATCTGGGAGAGCGAGGGATAGAGCCATCAAGGGAACTGAAAGAACAATACAGACGGTTATTCCTTAGATGGATCAAAATAATCAATTCGGAGGTAAGACGGCCATGAGCGAGACAAAAATTTTAGCAACGATTCCTGGTCCGGCGAAATTCATCACAGACATAGGACTCAGCCCACAGGAAATTGAAGCGAGGTTGAGGAATCAATACAATCAGAAGAGGGCATTTGTCAGCTTTATCCGCAAATCTATGAAGGGAAATATTCATTACAGGAGCTACCAAAAGAATGGAAAGCCGGAGATAACTCAAGATGGCGCGTTCCTGGTTTGTAACTTTTTCGGGGTAATCCCGAAGTATCCGCTTGAATTCATCAAAGAGACATCTCTGCCTGCGCAGGCAGGCGAGCCAGGATTCTACGCAGTTACGGTGAAATGTCTTATAGAGCATCCGAACGGCGCAGTATGGGAAGGCTTAGGATGGGCAAATTCTCAAGAGTCCAATTTTGCCACACGGATAGAAAGCCAGGGATTAGGAAACTTGAGAAATACGATAGCGCAGATGGCGAGGAAAAGGGCTTTGGTGAATGCCACGAGGCACTTGCCCTTTGTCTCAGAGCTGTTTACGGAAGAAGGCGGCACGGACGAGAACGGCGGGAAATCCCAGCAGCAAATTTACAACCAGAGACTCAAAAATCTTTTCGGCTGGTTTAAGGAGCTGGATGGCACTGAAGACGAAAACAAAATCAAAGAGGCAATTTCCACTTCGGCCGGCTTTCCTAAGGTCGAATCGCTAACAGCATTTGTGAAAAATGAGGATTTATGGGATAAGTTCGAGATCGCCATGCAGGAGAAGCTTTCCGCGAAGGCACATGAGAAATTGGATTTAAAATAAATCCATCCTCCACTACAGGGAGGTCACGCTAGCTGAACGGCGGGGCCTCCCAATAAATGTGAAAGGTGAGAATAATGCAACGAATAACCATGAGAGGAGCTAAAATAAGATGTCTGACAAAGAGACTCGGACAGCTCCGTCTGGGACAGGGGACTGTCCGACACAGTATAAAGGAAAGCAGGTCTGCTATCTGCTTCATTTCCTCAGGCCTTATGTGAGCCGCACAGGGAAAAGAAAGCAGACTGTCCGTCACTATCTTGGATGCACATTGGATTTAGAAAGAAGGCTCAAGGAGCATAGAGATGCAAACGGGCGAGGCTCCCGCATCGCTCAAATTGTTAGAGAAGCAGGGATTCATTTTATTTTAGTGAGGGTCTGGGAAGGCGGCTTCGAGCTTGAGCAAAAGCTCAAAGCCAGGCACGAGAGGGCTATGCTTTGCCCTCTTTGCAAAGAAAGGGCATTGGCGAAGCACAGGACAAGAAGATGGATGAAGTCCATCACTAAGAATTGACTGTGGATGGGAAAGAGAAGGGGAATAAAGTAAACAGATCACACATTCAATTTCCATAGGAGAATAATGTCGTATAAATCCATAGACGAGCAATTCTGGACCGACCCATTTATTCAATCATTAACAATCAAACAAAGGTATTTTTACTTCTATTTAATCACTAATCCCCATACCCATTATTGCGGGCTGTATTATTTACCTCTTTCAATAATTGCCGAGGAAACAGGTTTGACGTTAAGGGAAGTCAAACTATATGTTCATATCTTAGAAGAAAGAGGTAAGATTCGATATGATACTTCATATAAGATTATGTGGGTTATCAATATGGCTAAATATCAGTTGTCGCATGGAGAATGCGACAATAGACTAAAAGGGATAGCGAAGCATTTTGAGACCCTACATGGATGCCCTTTGATAGGGGCTTTTCTTGAGCATTACGTAGAACTTCAAGTCCCTTATAAGGGGCTTCTAAGCCCCTCCGAAGCCCCTCGGGAAAAAGAAGAAGTAAAAGAAAAAATAAAAGAAAAAGAAAAAAAAGTAAAAACAGAGCAGAGTAGTATACTACTTAGTAAAGAGGTAGAATCGAGCAAGGAAGAGAACTCCTCAAAAGACAAAAATGATTTAGATATTTCTTTTATGGGAAAAGAAAAAGACCCTCCCCATCCCCAAAACTACAAACCACAAATCCAAAGCCTCCTCAACTGCGCTCATGCTATGCTCGACGAGACAGATACTGAAGAGTGGAGGCGCAAGGTAAATGAGAATACGCGAAAGGTTATGATTTTACAGGGTATGCTCAAAAATCCATTTTGCAGACAAGGATACGAGCTCAGGAGCGAAAATGTCTCAAGCCACCGTAAAAACGAATAGGGCTATACCGCTTAGACAGATCCGAGCCATTCGCAAGGAGCTAGAGAAAAATCCGCATAAGCCGCGTTTCTTCTCAATCAAATACGCTGTACGGCTTCTTAATGGCGATACAGTTCCTCCTCCAGTCTCGTATTGGATTATTTATCGCCTGGTAAAAGTTGGAGAGATAAAAGCAGTGAGACTCGGAGGATATAAGAGTTCATGGATTATCCCTGCTACGGCTCTTCTTGAGTTTCTTGAGAAGCACTGTCCCCTTAATATGAACGACGAAGCTTGATATAACGTTTATAAATATTTGCAGATGATTTGTTCTCATTCGAATAGAATCTATATAGGATGGCTAAATAGGATGGCTAAGAAGCATCTTCAAAACTCTGACCGCAACCGTCATCCTGGCGGACGTCCTACCACCTATAGTGAGGAGATGGTTGCGAAGCTACAAGATAAGCTGTTGTCATGGAACCCGTTCAAGGGCAAAAAATGTGAGAAGACCATTCTGCACGAGTTTTTTAGTTTTTCCACGCTTGGGCAGGTGGCTAAATTCCTGGGAATTGACCGTAACACGCTCGATACATTCAAAGATCAATATCCAGAGTTTTTCCGCATCATAAAAGTATGGGAAGTGTTTAGGGAAGATTATTTTGTGCGCCTTGCGCCCTACTACAAAGACAGATCAACGCAGTGGATATTTCTATCGAAAAACTTTTTACATTTCTCTGATCATACGACAGATTACCTCAAAGCACTTGAGCACCTTAAAGAACTTTTTAGGCTTGAGCTTATGAAGCATCCCGAAGCGCAGAAGCATGTTTTAGAAATTCTCGATAAGGTTGCAAAGGATAACAAGATAAATGTGTCGAACACTAATGAGTATCATTAAGCCGCGTCTGGCGTATTTTGAAGACGTAGAACAAACATTTCAGCGTGTTCAACAGGCTACCTCCGACTTTGCTTATTTCTGTGCGCTCTACCTCTCCGAAGCCTTCACCGTTCCATTTGCCGATTATCACAAAATTCTAATCGAAATCATCAATCAACAAAAAATCACTCCCGTTCAGATCGAAAAACTAAAGCCTCTCATAAAATCCGACTATCACAAATATCTTAAGCCAGTAGAGAAACTCGAAGGCATAATTGACGTCGAACCTCGCGAGCATGGAAAGACAACGCGGATGTCGCAGGCATTCCCACTGTGGCTTGCGCTCACAAAGAAAGAGGTCTTTCCCGTTATAATCGCCATGTCGCGGGAGAAGGCAACAGAGTATCTTGACTCAATTAAACTTGAACTCGACAACAATGATTTGATTAACGAAGATTTCGGAGACCAGAGAGGGCACATCTGGAAATCAAACAGGATTGTGCTCAAGAACGGGAACGCGATAGCCGCCCTTGGACGCGGCGAGTCCATACGCGGAATAAAATACAAATACCGACGCCCAACCCATATCATTTGCGATGATCTTCTCAAAGATAAAGAAGTAGAAAGCCCAACTCTCAGAGAATACACAGATACATGGTTCAAGCGCGTAATCATGAACCTTGGCAAAGAATCTCTCATAATCCTCGTAAACACAATCATGCACCCGGATGATCTCCCATCGAGGCGCCTTAATGACCTGACAGAAGGGAAACTCACAAAGTGGATTGGACTCAAGTTCTCTGCGGTGCTCCCTAATGGCAAACCGCTATGGCCTCAGATGTGGCCTGCTGAGGCGATAGAGCAGAAAAAGATTAGCCTCGGTACACATGTTTTTGCTACAGAATGGGACAATAATCCCCTGCCCAATTCGGCAAAGAAATTCAGAAAAGAGCAGATGAAGTATTTCAATATTGAGGACGTGAACCTGATGGAGTACGAGATATCCATGGGCATTGACCCCGCAACTGGCAAAGAACTTGGATCTGCTTCGGCTATAGCCATAGTAGGTAAGCATCAGAGGGGATATATTGACGTGCTTGACGAGTTCGCCGGGCAGATCTCCGACCTCGAATTCATAGATATAATCATAGAAAAATATCTTCTCTGGATGCAGCTCTCAGGTAAACCATCTAGGTATGTCATTTTTGAAGAGATGGTGTTTCAGGAAATATACAAAAATTTTCTTGTGAGGGAGGCTATGAAAAAAGGCGTGACAATGAATGTCACTGGCAGGAAACAAACTGCGAACAAGCTCTTTAGGATCTCCAGGCTCGCGGCTCCTGTTGAATCTGGCATTATAAGATTCAAATGCGGGCTAAAGCTTCCCAATTACCTTGATGAATTTCCGAAGGGGCTGCTCGACCTCCCGGATGCCCTCGAGATGGCTGTAGCACCCTGGATAAAAGAGCCAAAGCCACAGCCCTCAGCACATAGACTTGGACAAAAGAGTGAAGCGGCGCAAATCCTTGAGAGGTACAAATAATTACAGATGCAAATTTAAGAGATTAGAAGGTGGGTTAACATGGCTGATGAGAAAACGAATCTTCCCGTAAATCCCAATAACCCCTACCAGGGTAAAGAGAAAACTATCATTGCCGTTCCTATTCCAAATAACGAGCAAAATTTATTTAAAGAGATTGCAGCGCCGATTTTTGCAAGTTTTCAAACCTTTTTAAGCTTTATGCCAAACCCCGACCCAATTCTCAGAAATAATTTCCAGACCCTTGAGGTCTATAGGGAAATGACAACAGATGCGAAGATACAATCCCTGCTTAATCTCAGAAAAAAAACGGCTATTAAATTCCCCTATAAAATTATCCCATTCGATGCGTCCCCTCTTGCAGCCGAGATTGCTGATCACGCTCAAAGGCAGATTGACAGGATTGATTTCATAGACCTGTTGCGGCAGATGATGACGGCCGATGAATTCGGCTTCTCAATTCAGGAGGTCGTCTGGTCCGATCCACGTGAAACTGATGGCATTAATTGGATTGACAGAATAGTGTCAAGAAGACAGGAGCGGTTTCAATTC